CTGACATCATAGGCTGCTATCGGGGGTACTTCTTTGCGGTGGAGTGCAAGGCAGGCAAGGGCAAGACCACATTGATTCAAGAAGCAGAGATTGAAAAGATACGCCAATCTGGCGGAAAAGCCTTTGTAATTAACGAAACCAACATCGACTTACTAGAAACATATTTGAAGGAGCATCATGGATGACAAAGACGAATACTTAGAACCGGAAAAAATATACACCAAAGCCCGAGAGTTACTTTCTGAAATGGAAAAAAGCAAAGGCTGTAATGGCTTATTGCTAACGTACGATCCAGAAGCAGAGAAGTTTCAGTTCCTAGCCATACACGCTGACGCTGAAGAAGTAATGGCGCTGTTGTTAAGTGGCATGGGGGTAATGAGGGAAACGATCAGAGACACAAACCCAAACAGGACATTAAATTGAGTCAACCATATGAAACACTATTAGTCATCGACTTTGAAACACGCTGGGACCGCAGGGAATACACGCTGTCTAAGATGACAACAGAGCAGTACATCCGTGATCCACGCTTCAAAGCGTTTGGGTGCTGCATCAAAACCTACGATGTGCCGGGTACGGTGTGGGTAACACATGCAGATCTTCCTGACTTCTTCAACACAGTTGATTGGTCAACCACAGCCGTGCTTGCGCACAACGCTCAGTTTGATATAGCGATTCTGTCTTGGGTGTACGGAGCCAAGCCATGCTTCGTATTTGATTCGCTATCGATGGCGCGTGCCTTGCGTGGGGTGGAAGCCGGTAACAGTTTAGCCAAACTTGCTAATGAGTTCGGTCTACCGCCCAAAGGTCAGGCAGTACACAGCACAGATGGGTTAGAAGAATTGACTCATGAGATTGAGTTTGAGTTGGCTGAGTACTGTAAACACGATACATATCTGTGCGAGGAAGTGTTCAAGCGTTTGATTAAAGGCTACCCGCCAAAAGAACTACGGCTGATTGACCTTACGCTTAAGATGTTTACAAATCCGGTATTGGAATTAGATCAGGAGATGCTACGTGCAGCCATCGTGGAAGAAAGTACTAAACGAACGGAACTTCTTAATCGCCTTGGCATTGAAGAATCAACCTTGGCAAGCAACGATAAATTTGCTGTCGTGCTATCAGAGATGGGCCTTGTACCCCCTAAAAAAATCAGTAAGACAACGGGCAAAGAAGCACTTGCGCTTGCAAAAAATGATGCTCACTTCCAAGCATTACTTAACTCCGACAACGAAGATGTGGCGCTCTTATGCGAGGCAAGGCTTGCCGTTAAGTCCACGCTGGAAAGAACGAGGGCGCAGCGCTTCCTTGACATTTCAGAGCGAGGTAGGCTTCCGGTTCCCCTTAACTATTATGGGGCGCACACGGGTCGCTGGTCAGCGTCGAAAGGCTCTGGTCTTAACTTACAGAATCTTAAGCGCGGTTCATTCCTTCGCAAGTCTATACAAGCACCAGCAGGGTATTCGCTCGTTGTCTGTGATTTGTCCCAAATAGAACCAAGGGTGCTGGCTTGGCTGTGTGATTACTCTGCTCTGTTGGGCATCTTTGAGTCCGGTAAAGACGCATACGCACAGTTTGGTGCGCAGATGTTTGGTATTCCCGGCATGTCTAAAGAAAGCCATCCTGATCTACGACAGTCTGCTAAGTCGGCGCTGTTGGGTTGTGGCTATGGGCTAGGGTGGGCATCGTTCGCGGCGCAGTTACTGACAGGATTTCTTGGCGCACCGCCGACCCGATACGACAAAGCCTTTGCCAAACAGCTTGGTGTAGGTGCAGAGTTTGTTAACGAGTTCATCTCATATCAACCTTACCTAGAACGCATGAAAGATATACCCCACACTTGCACCGAACCTGAACGACGCGCTGATTAAGCGCAGTCTGGTCGAGGGCAAAACTTACACGCATAAGTGCCTGACCTTTGAGAAAGAAAGAATTGTCTTGCCAAGCGGGTTGGCTTTAAGGTATCCTACGTTGACTGGTGAAGCTGACGAAAAAGGTAGGATCCAGTGGTCGTACGGCGAAGATAAAAAGAAGTTGTACGGCGGGAAGCTGACTGAAAACATCGTTCAGGCGGTGGCTCGTTGCGTCATGACAGCCGGCATGATCAGGATACAAAAACAGTATCCCTGTGTGTTGACTGTTAACGACGAGGTAGTTGTGCTAGTACCCGAAGCGGAAGTAGTTGACGCTGAAAAATGGGTTCTGGCACAGATGACTATGGTTCCCAAATACATGCCGGGGATTCCATTAGCAGCAGACATAGGGCATGCGCAACGTTATGGAGACGCAAAGTGAAGATACCCACAAGTATCAAAGTTGGTGATAAGAAGTATGTAGTAGCCCTAGTCAAGCACATGTTTCACGCTGGCAAGATGGGTGGCACATGGTACAAAGAAGCAGTCATTCAAGTAGCAACGCACAGCAACGTACGTGGTACTAGATTCAAGCGTGAAGAAATCTACGATACGTTCTGGCACGAGTTGACCCACGCCATACTGAAAGATATGGGCAGTAAGCTTGAGGCTGACGAGAAGTTTGTGACTGCGTTTTCAGACCGTCTAAACAAAGCAATCTTATCAGCGAGATTTAAATGACAATTAAATGGTCACACTCAGGACTGAAAGACTTTGAGAACTGCCCCCGGCGGTATCACGAAGTCAAGGTTCTTAAGAAGTACCCTGCGCCCGACACCGAGCAGATCCGATATGGTAAAGAACTACACAAAGCAGCAGAAGATTACGTACGGGATAACGTACCGCTACCAGAGCAATTCTTGTTTGTTAAGCCTACCATTGACGCGTTGCTAAAAAAGTCTGGGCGTAGGTACCCTGAACTTGAGATGGCGCTGACTGAAAACCTAACGCCATGTGAGTTCAAAGGTTCCGAGGTTTGGGTGCGCGGTGTGGCTGACTTAGTAATCATTGATGACGACAACCTAACCGCTTGGGTGGTGGACTACAAGACTGGCAACAATAAGTACCCAGACGTAGGTCAGTTAGAGTTGATGTCGCTGATGGTCTTTGCCAACTTCCCCCACATACGGCAGGTCAACTCAGCGCTTTTGTTTGTGGTCAAGGAGTCGATGGTGAAATACAAAATGACTATTGACGAAGCGCCTACGGCATGGCAAAGATACAGGGAGCGCGTTGCGAAGCTTGCGGCGTGCCACGATAACGATGTATGGAACCCCAATCAAACACCGCTATGCGGTTGGTGTCCTGTGCGGGGATGTGAGTTTCACCCTAAACATTAAGGAGTAAATGATGGCAACTAAACGTGTACGTGACTACAAAGCCGAATACAAACGCGATCGTGAACTAGGTAAAGACGGTCCCAGTAGCGATCAAGGTGAGCGTCAGAAAGCTCGACGTATGTACGACAAGATGGGGATTGACCGCAACGGTAAAGATATTGACCACATTAAACCGCTACGCAAAGGCGGCACGTCGGCTAAAGGCAACCTACGCTTGCGTGGCAAAAAAGCAAACCAAGGAGACAACAAGTGAACAGCATATCGCCACAGGAACTTGCGAACCTGTGGTACTTGCATTTTGGAAACGCGTGGGTTACGCGTGAAGGACTGGACACAGATTGGAAAAACATTAGCAGAGAACTGATGAAAAACAATCTAGCGGATTACGATTTAGTAAATGATCCGCATCGTTCAACAACAGTTGAAATTATAAAGTTGAAAGAGACATGCAGATAATTGAAAACAAAGCGCTGTTATTGCGCACACGCAATCCTGACAAGTACAGCATCATTCCCAAGTCAAAGATTGTTAATGAGTTTGATGATGGCATCTTTGAAGTAGCAGTTAAATGGGGGTTAGATGAAGTACGAGTGCTCAAAAACCTTGGCGTTAAGAACGTTCCATCGCCAATCACGGCACGCTACGACTGGCCCGGACGGTTCAAGCCTATGTCGCATCAGATCGAAACGGCTGCGTTCCTCACGCTACATCGTCGTGCGTTCGTATTTTCAGAACCCGGCACGGGTAAAACACTTTCGGCGTTATGGGCTGCTGATTATTTAATGCGGACAAAACAGGTCAGGCGTTGCCTGATCCTGTGCCCCATATCAATCATGCACTCAGCTTGGATCGCAGATTTACAGAACAGCATCATTCACCGCTCCGCAATCATCGCCCATCATCAACAAGCCGCACGGCGCATTGAGATGGTTCAAGGCGACTACGAGTTTGTCGTAACTAACTACGATGGTTTGAAGCTTATAGCCAACGAGATTAACAACGACGGACGATTTGATCTCATCATCGCAGACGAAGCCAACGCTTATAAAAACGTCAGCACAGAACGCTGGAAGGCTCTGCAAAAGATTCTTCGCCCTGATGTAATGCTGTGGATGATGACCGGAACCCCTGCATCGCAGTCCCCCCTAGATGCGTATGGCTTAGCTAAACTTGTTAACCCTAACGGCGTACCTAGATTCTACACAGCGTGGCGCGATTCCACGATGAACAAGGTCAGCATGTTTAAGTGGGTTCCCAAGTTCGACGCACAGGACAAGATTCATGCTGCGCTGCAACCGGCGATACGCTTTACAAAAGCACAGTGCTTGGATCTCCCGCCCGTCATTACCGAGAACCGCGATGTACCCTTGACCCCACAGCAAAAGAAGTACTACAACATGCTCAGAGAGCAGATGCTAGTCAAGGCAGCAGGGGAAACCATTACGGCAGTCAACGCTGCTGCGGAGGTCAACAAACTGCTTCAGATCAGCGCTGGCGCGGCCTACACGGATAACGCAGAGGTAGTAGAATTCGACTGCACGCCAAGGCTTGCGGTGCTTATGGAAGCGCTGGAGGAGACGGATCGCAAGGTCTTAGTATTTGCTCCGTACCGGCACAGCATAGATACAATCGCAGCTTATTTGGAGCAAAATCAAATCGACTGCGCCCAGATCCATGGCGATGTATCCCCCAACAAACGCACCAAAATCTTCAAGCAGTTCCAAGAAGAAGCGAGTCCTCGCGTACTTGTTATCCAGCCACAGGCCGCATCGCATGGCGTAACGCTAACGGCGGCTGACACGGTTGTGTTCTGGGGTCCAGTAATGTCCACAGAAACCTATATCCAATGTTGTGCGCGCTCTGATCGTAAAGGACAAGACAGCGACAAAGTAACGGTCATACATATACAAGGTAGCGATATTGAGAAGAAGATGTTTAAGCGTTTAGCTGAACGCGTTGAGGATAACAATATGCTGGTGAAGTTATATGAGGAGGTGCTTGACAAAAAGTAAAAGATTGGACAAAATTGTAAAACATAAAAAGGAGCATATAAGATGGAGAACATACCCCTCGATAAACTTGCAAAGGTTTATCGCAAGATTCGTGACCGCGTCGGAAAGCTAACGCAAGAGTACGAAACGCAAGTTGAAGAACTCAAAGCGCAACAGGCTGAGATAGCGAACGCGATGAAAGACATTCTGATGTCCACAGGACAAAAGAGTGCCAACACCGACGAAGGAACAATCATTCTGGGTACTAAAACACGGTACACCACGAACGATTGGGATTCGTTCAAGAAGTTTGTACTTGAGCATGAAGTGCCTGAATTATTTGAGCAGCGTATCGCTCAACGCAACATGACTCAGTGGTTGCAAGAAAACCCGACCTTGATTCCCCCCGGACTAGATCAAGCGACGGAGTACACAGTTACAGTCCGCAAACCTAGTAAGTGAAGGAGAAGTACATGAGTAATGTAGTCGCATTTAACCCGTCGCAAGTCCCAGAATTTGCGAAAACAGGCGCGCTATCGCCGTTGGCTAAAACATTAGCTGGCGGTGGGGGTGGGCAATCTGGTAAACGTATCAGCATTAAAGGCGGTGTGTTCCGCTTGATCTCTGATGGCAAAGAGGTAGCTGCTATTGAGGATCGGTTCCTTGATGTGGTAGTCGTTGCTGCTGCATCTAAAATCAGCCGTACCTACTACGGCGAAGCCTATAACCCTGACAACCCCGCGCCCCCAGCATGCTGGTCAGCAGACGGTGAAAAGCCTGACGCATCGGCTAAAGAACCCCAGCATATTAACTGCGCTGGCTGTCCACAGAACATCAAAGGTTCTGGTCAGGGCGAGTCTCGTGCCTGCCGGTTCTCGCAACGCTTGGCTGTGGTTCTGGCTAACGACGTTGAGGGTGACGTGCTTCAGT